CCCCACTGTGCTCCTGTAGCGGTTACACCTGCGCCGCCAGCACCACCACCGCCACACGCAGAGTTTCCGTAGTTGTTTGCCGCAGACCCACTGCCTCCAGCGTAACCTTGGCCGGATGTACCTGATCCACCAGAACCGCCCCAAGCACCACCGCCTGAACCTGATCCAGATCCGCCAGAAGCCCCATTCTCATCATCAGACCGACCTAAACCGCCACCTAATGAAACAATACTATTGAAACTACTATTATTACCTTGCCCACCATCATCTGAACCACCTGTACCAGACGCAGAACCTCCTGCGCCTACAACGACAGGGTATGTTGCTGGGCTTAATGAAGATATCCTACTTTCAGCACTCGCTCCGCCACCAGAATTTTCACCCACAACAGAAGAGCGGTATCCACCTGCACCTGCGCCACCTCCTCGGTTAGCACCACCGCCACCGCCGCCAGCAATGATAAGATACTCAATATTACTTAGTGTAAGACCTGAAGGTACTACAAAGTTAGAGGAACTTGTAAAAGTATGTACACGGTAATTACCTGTTGTAGACACCGTACCACCCGTAGGCACACCAACAAGATTAAAGGTGCTTGCAGGAGACTGTCCATTGTCCGAGTTAATAATACTGACGCTAACTACTGTTCCAGAGGATAGGTTGTATATAGCAGAGGGTACTGAAACACTAATTGATGTATCGCTTGAAGCAGTTACCGTAACATTTTGTGCACTAACGCCTGTAGCAGAAAAAGAAACAGTACAGCTTTGGCTTAAAAAGCCAGTTCCGCCAATTGTTAAAGTTCCCCCGATTGTTTCTAAAATAGATCCTGTAATACTGGTAATTGCTGGAATAACAGGGGATACCTTATTCCAATTAGTGCCATCATACGCCTTTAGAATATCTAAAGACGTGTCATACCACAAATCGCCCTGTACGGCACTTGCTGGCTGACTAGCTGATTTTGTTACTTCATCGGCGTTTGCAATAGCCGTGTCTACCTCAGCGCGGGTATAGCCGTCTACTAATACTACGCCTTGGCCTTTACCAATATAACCGCCCATATTACGATTGCTCCAATACGCTGATGATAGCATCAACCGCCGTGTTAGCGGATGCTGTTACCGTTATTGCTTCTCCCGTTTCAGCGATAAGTTTACCATCTAAGACACCTAGTGCCGCTCCCGAAGGAATTGGCGCGTCTTTGACGATGTAAGTAGAACCCAATTGAACTGAAGCAGTTACTTGAGAACCAGTCTTGTTCGCTAAGTTTAGGCCCATTAAGATGCCTGTTGTGGAAGCCGGGATAGTGTAAATTGTGGCACCGCCCGTTGTGGCTTCCCCTGTATAGTTTTTGAATACATTTGCCATGATTATTTATCCTAGTGCGATTGACAGTGCCGTGGCATCATCCACCGTCGCGTAATTAGAGTCATTAGTTAGTGTCGATATATTATCCCCACTAGCTACATAATTCGCGTCATTAGTGAATGTGCTTACGTTAGTAGGTTGTGTATAACTTATGACACCCGTGCTTGAGTTATACGCCAACGATCCGCTTACACTGATGCCAGACCTAGACTGAGCTAGTGTAATGTAATTAGAGTCGTTGGTAAAAGTGCTGACGTTTGTCGGCTGAGTGTAACTCAATACACCCGTAGTCGAATTGTACGACAGATCACCTGTTGCGCTAATTTCGCCACGAACATTCGACTGAATGCTTGTAACATCATTATACGCTATTGTTGCCCCAGTTAATACCGCATTACTGATAGTATTACCACCCATATTGAGTGTACCAGTCATGGTATCACCAGCAACGTCAACAAACTGGTTTGCGGCCTGTGTTGCGTAATATTTCGCTGAATACTCTACACCATCTACTGTGCCGGAAGTCTTAGTAGCCCAATCTTCGGCTAATGCCTCTGAAGCCGCCGCGTTACTTTCACTAGTCGCCGCCGCATTTTCTGAAGCAAGGGCCGCCGCCGCGCTTGTGGCCGCGTCAGTGGCTGAACTTAAAATACTATCTACATAGGTCTTATTAGTAAGATCAGGGCCATTAGTAGGCGTGTAAGTAGTTGTAATCTTGTTAGAACCCATATCCAACGTACCAGACATGGTATCGCCAGAACGAGTAACCTGTAGAGCGTCTTGTGTATCTACATACAACTTGTTCGCCAAATCAGAGTTAGATGAAGGCGTATTCGTTGTAGTGATAGTATTTGCGCCCATGTCGATAGCACCTGTCATAGTGCCACCAGTTAGGTTTAATTTAAGGGCGTCATTTGTATCTACATAATTCTTAGTTGTTGCGTCTGCACTAGCAGTAGGAGCACCAAGACCTGTAATTTTACTTGAACCCATAGCGATGGCACCAGACATGGTTCCACCAGTTAGGTTAAGTTTCAGAGCGTCATTGGTGTCTACATAATTTTTAGTAGCCGCATCTTGTGCGTTAGTTGGGTCAGCCATACCAGTAATAGCATTAGCACCCATTGCAATTACGCCAGTCATAGTACCACCAGCAAGTGGCAGTTTTGTGGCTAGAGCGTTTGTAATAGTTGTTGCGTAGTTAGGATCATCACCTAGAGCCGCCGCCAATTCGTTAAGAGTATCAAGAGCACCCGGTGCGCTATCAATAACCGCCGCTACTTCCTGATCGACATACCCTTTAGTTGCCGCGTCAGAACTTACGGTTGGAGTAGGAAGACCAGTAACCTTTGACCCGCTGGTCATTGTGATGTTACCAGTCATACTGCCGCCAGCAAGATTTAGCTTGAGGGCGTCATTAGTATCAACATAATCTTTTGGTGTAGCTTCAGAAGAAGCAGTTGGCGTTGGAACACCTGTTACAGTGGCTCCACCTGACATGGTTAAATTACCAGTCATACTGTCGCCAGCTTTAGTAACCTTTAATGCATCATTAGTATCTACATAATTCTTTGTAGCCGCATCCTGAGCGTTTGTAGGATCAGTCAAATTCTGGATAGTGGCAGTTGTGCCAGCATCCATGTTCAACGTACCATTGATGGTTACATCGTTGAATGTAGAAGTACCTGAAGTAGATGATACGTTACCTACAATAGCACCATTCAGAGTACCACTAACAGTAACATTGTTGAACGTAGAAGTTCCTGTAGAAGTTACATTACCTGTAACATCGCCAGTCAAATCTCCTGTAATACCTGTAGAAGCAGAGAGGGTAGTGAATGCACCTGTAGAAGGTGAAGTACCTCCAATAACAGTACCGTCAATTGTTCCACCATCAATATTTACGTTAGACGCAAGATCAACAGTACCAGAAGCGGTAAGGTTAGTTACAGTTGCTGGGGCCGGAGTTGTTGCACCAATCGTAGCATTATCAATTGTACCGCCATCAATGTCTGCGGTATCTGCATTTAGGGTATCAATATTTGCGATACCATCTACATAAAGGTTACGCCATTCTTTGGTTGAAGAACCAAGATCAGATGTGTCATCCAGATTAGGAATAAGGTGGCTAGACACAGAAGCGTTAACCGCCATTGTGTTACCAGTACCTGTACCAATCGTGGTATTACCTGAAATGGTTAGCGCATCAGCATTTAGCTGATCAATCTCAGCCGTACCATCAATCCAGATGTTTTGCCATTCTTGAGTAGACGAACCTAAGTTATACGCGCCATCTGAAGATGGGATAATGCTTGAATCTACACGAGAGATGAATGTTACGGTATCAGTCTGAGAATTACCGAAGTTAACGTCACCATTTGCATTTAATGTACCTGTTACAGCGAAGTCTGCATTCGCCGTAAGATTTCCGCCAAAATAGCCAGTGCCCGTGTTCGTAATGTTGCCAGAGCCAACATAATTTCCTGTGAGTGTAAGATTACCACCCACAGTAGCATTGCTTGTAAGGCTGATAGTATCGCCACTGACATTATCAATATAACCTGTTCCATCGATGTAGATGTCCTTAAATTGGTAAGTAGAAGAACCAATATCGACGGTGCTATTGAATTCAGGCGTAATACGGTTGTTAGGTGAAATTCCAACAACCTCAGTCCATACTGCATTATTTACAGTGTTTGTTATACAAAAAAACGCTCGACCAGTGCTTGCGTTTAACCACACAGAACCGGGAGCGTACCCACTATTAAAATCATCTGTAGTCGCGGGGTTAGTAGTCGCCGTAGTGTTGTTCTTACCACCAATACCACCGTGAATTGCAGGAAGATATCCAGTGATAGAAGTAGTAAGATCAATCTTAGGCGAATTACCACTCGAACCGTCGTGCGAGTGACCCGTAGTTGGATCAAAAGCAGTCGCAAGTTGGTTAAACTCCGCATTCAACGGCGGAGCCGTAATGTTACTTCCGTTTACAATGTCTGCTACAGACTGTCGTGTATAACCTGCCATTTAGCGTCTTCCTGCGATACTGAATTCAAACACAATGCCCTGAATGCTATATGGATTAAAATCACCTAGCGTAACGAACGTTAGCTGGGTAGCATATCCAGAACCTTGAATTGAGGTAGTCACGATTGGTTTCTCGTTACCACCATAGTTAATATTTACGCCTCCGTAGTTGATATTACGTCCTTTGTATCGAACGGGGGCACCACTAGAGACTTGTGAATATGATGAGGGGCCTGATACTAGAGGGTCATCCCAATCGTAGGTAACCGCCATGTTAAGAGTAAAAGGGCCTTCCGCTCGAACAAAAGTATTCACTTTTCTCATAGTCTTACGAACTTCTGTGTCTCCGAAGTCGTAATATGGAGTGGCGTAAATGGCTAATATGTCTGAGCCATCAAATGTACTGCCAACTTCCTGTTGATAAATTTTACCATTATAATCACCGTGTAGGACGAGTTCTTGCCTATTAACATAAGCTGATGCCGTAGCACTTGCTCTAATGCCAATAAGTTCACCGAACTCCCAACCTAAACGCTGGTCAGCGGATCTAAGTCCGCCAATAATTCCGTAACTATCTGTTACGTCTGTTTCCTCATCACCTACAAAATAACGTAGCTGTGACTTGGAACGAATAACGACACCTACAAGAGAGTCTAAATCGTAATCTCTAGGTAGATCGACAAGTAACTGTTGAATAGGTTTAGAAATTGTTTCTAATTCAACGTCACCAATACGCGATGTACCTGCAACCGGGCGAAGTCCATCTGGTGCTAGAAATACCAGATCACCACCAATTTCAAGGACACTATCTCTAGCGATACATCCAACATTAGAAGTTACCTGATCAATCACAAAACCAGCGGTTACATCCGCCGTTATTTTCTTAATTCCGTTGGCACCAAATACAAAAAGGTTGTCACGGAAAGGCTTAAACTGAACAACGTCAAAGCCTACTGAAACTTGTCCTGCACCATTAGCCGCATTAAAGTCATACCATGCGTTAGGTGCCGAGTGTGCTATTGTCGCTTCTGCTAATGCGTAGCCACCAATAAATAGATGGTTCTCAAATACGCCTACAAGAGCCGGGGCCGCTAAACACTGATCACCACCCCCTGTGTTAGTTGAGTGACCTGACGCGCTTGGGCTTGTGCCAGCAATACTGGAACCTGTTTCTAGTTCTTCCCAATGCTGACCATTAAATACAATAGCCGGGTTAGCACCATCTACAAAACAGATGTGGTTACCATCACCAAAGTTAAATACTGCATCTCTTACTTTAGTTAGCTGATCACCAAGTGTTGTAATTGTTTTACGTCTAATACTATGATCTAGTGTGTATTTAGAATAACCTGACCCTACACTGTAACGATAAAAACAATATTCGTTAGGATCAATTTCAATTACATCAGCCGCCGCCGCTGGGCTAGTTAATGTTACTGTGTTTCCTGATACAGTAAAATCAACTAAAATTGTAAGCAACGTTCCGTTTTTATAAACATGAACATCATTAGGAAATGGAAGATCCGTATTCCTAAGATTTGTATCTAGCCCTGTAAATGTAGTCTGGGCGAACGTAGCATCAAATCTAAACTTTTTAACTTTACGAGACGCAAGGATAATTGTTTCATTAAGCGTGTCGTCCTTAAAAATTGATAGGCCAAGAATACGACCTTCACAATCATCCGGGTCAACTTCTTGGTAAGTACTGTCGTAAGGCACAAAACCTTCAAGACGACGGTATCCACCAAACAAGCTAACTTCGTAGTTAACTAGTCGTGTAGCAGATCCCGGGTTGTTCTCAGAGAGATCTAAGTGGTTCTCATTAGAGTTCAGCCCGCCGCCACAAATGACTTTGAACGACTGAATACGATCTGGCATTAGATAACAAGCCCCGCGTTTCTATACCCTTGTCTTACGCGAGTATCGCGGATCTCTTGGTATTTATTCATCAATATGCCCTGCATCTCTTTAACACCCTGTTGGAACAGTTGTGCTGAAATGCCAGCCGCTTCCATATTGTCTCTAAACATATACATCTGCATCAAAGCACCTTCGACAATAACATTGTCATAAGTGTCAGGGATGCGAGTTACATCACTATACGCAACCAAATCATTATGATTTTGGTAATACCTAAACTTAATTGTGTACGCTTGGTCGGGTGACGGCGTGATTGTGTAGCCATTACCAAAACCTTCTGCGACATATTCTGGCACACCGCGACCTGCGGTAGCATTATCATCTAGGTCTTTATAATTTTTATAATAAAAATCACGATCAATAAATTTTAATTGGGTAGCTGTCGTTCCTAAAGATGAGCTAGGCTGTAGCTGAAACGAATTAAAATCAGGTACCTTAAAATATTGAGGCCAAGAATAGTCTTCCTGACCTACTGCTAAAATCTGAGTGTGTTCTACCGCGTTAAACGGCCACTCATATTCAGCCTGATTGATCTTTGCAATTGAGTTTCTAATAGCGTCTTTAGCAGTCGCTTGAACACCGCGTACAGAAGGAAAATCGGCCTGAGCAATCTCGACCTCATTCAATCTGCGTAATAGCTGGTTTGTTAAATCAAGGAAAGTTGACACGTTTTTTTACTCTTCTAAATACAATAAAGGGAGTGCCCCCACTAAAGAGGCACCCCCAGATAGCTTACGCTACGTTGTAGTTTGCAGTGAACAGAGCTTCAGGACGAAGAATCTTACGTCCATAAAGTTGCATACCACGAACCTTGTCTGCGAAAGTGTTAGGATCACGGAAAGACTCAGTTTTTGCAATCTGCTGTGCAGTTGCTACCGCTGAATCGTGACCTGCGACGACCACACCAAAGTTAGTCTCAGAACCAGTGGAAAGCGTAGTACCAGCACCAGTACCTTCGTATGGAAGGTTGTTGGATTTGTACACACGGAAACCACGGACAAGACCATTGCTCATACGACCATTACGAAGAATGTCGCCAGCGTCCTGACCACCTGCGTAGTCATTGCTGATGAACTTAGAGTTCTCATCCATTAGGATTTCGTAGAAAACTGGGTCTGCTACGAACCAACGGCCTTCAGTGTCAACATTCGCCTGATCCATCAAACGTGCGATACGGTTAAGGATAGCAAGCGGAGAAGTAACACCACTTGAACCGCCACCAGCGGCTACAGGGATAGAAGTTACTTCAGATGCAACACCCAAGTCAGAACCACCAAAGTCGGTGATGTCTAGCTGGTTAGCGGCAAGCAATTCGTCCGCACCCGCAGTGCTATCGGCTTTAGTGCCGTTAGGTGCAGTACGACGTTGCCAACCACCTGAGCCGTCATCTTCCCAACCAGCAAGATAACCAAGAACCTCAGCGTCGAAAGTGTCACGCAATTTATATGCGGCACGATCAGTCGCTAGATCCATGAAGTTAACGTGCGAGTGAGCGGCTTCGATGTCATCGATTGCGAACTGGAAATAGTTCGCCTGATCAACGATCAGCGAGAAATCAGCATCTGTTAGATCCTGAGTCGCCAAAGTTGTACCGCGAGCATAAGAGTTCACGGTGATTTCTGGCTCTTTGATGATACGAACAGAGTCACCAAAGTTCGCGATTTCACCAAAGTAGTCAGTGTTAGTTACGTCTTCAACGACGGAACTTTTGCGGAAGGTTTTCTGTACCTTCTGCGAGTAGATTACTGGGCTAAAATTACCATTGTTAAGGTTAGTGTAGCCCGATGCTTTAGTAAAAGCCATGATTATTCTCCTTGTTGAGTAGGCTAAACAGTCCGATCTAAGTCGGATTTCGGGTTTAGTTGGTACTGAACAGAAAGATTATCTCGGCTAAGGGCTGTCACCCCTTGGGTAACTTTGCACACAGTTTTGATCGAAACTGTTAGCTAAGGGCCAAGTGTTTCAGGTATCTTAGTTGATATTCTTCTGAAGTTAATATTAAGAGGTAGGCGTTAATAAAACGCGGCTCTTGGCACTTAATAGGTAATAACTAATGTTAAAACCTATTATTAGCTGAGGTTAGTATACCACGAGTATTGTACCTTTACAAGTAGTATTAACGAGCTCCCCCAGATAAGTCGTATTCAAACGAACCATTTCGCATAGAGTCGAGAATAGCGTCCTCGTTAGCTTCGTATTCCCGTGGAGACATTTTCTCCACCTGACTCTCCGAAAATCTGGCACGTCCCGATACTGGAGCATTTGCACTGCTTGTACGTCCTACGGATCTAGCCGCATCTTTAGTACTTACAGGGCGTTTACGTTTAATTCCGTTGTCCGCTTTGTACAAATCAATTGCACGAGCGGCCGCTCTAGCATCTGTATTGTTTTTATAAAGAGCATCCTGCACATATTGAGGCTGTTGCATAACCCAATCGTGAAATTTGCTATCAGAACGAATCTGATCAAAATCCGGGTGGGCATCCCTCAATTCTTTTTCAGCTTTCTCTCGGTTTAATTTTACCTCAAGCTGTTTTACTTTATTGAGCTCTTTTTCACCAATTGCCAGTGCTTCTTGAACTCGCTTCTGTGCAATCGTGTCAATTATTTTAGCAACATCAGGATATTTCTGTGACCAAGCCGCTACTTCTTCTTCGGACTTGGGGAATCTGATTTGCTGTCTAGTTGCTTGAGCTAATTGCTCTTGCATCTTCTGTAGCTGGGCGTCTTTCTGTTGCATAGACTGTTGCATATGCCTACGAAGATCACCGTAGCGTTTTTTGAAAGTATCCTCTTCGCCACCTGACGAAGTTTCTACATTTTCTTCCTGTACGTTTTCTTGTACAGATTCTTCTTCTTTATACACGTCCTCACGGTACGCGCCTTGATATTTAGCCATATTTACTCCTATTGGGGGCCTCAAAGTAGCTCTCTAATGAGAGGGTTTGCGGGTAGCCCGTCCCACGCAAATTTT